CACAATTGATAGTGAGGAATGGGCTACTATTGTGGACAAGGTCGAGCTTTACATTGGTGGGCAGTTAATCGATACTCAAAATTTTGAATACTCGACCAAGATTCATACGGACATTATGGCAAACACTTTCTCCAAGACCAACTTCGGACCGACTCCGGATGTATCTAATTCAAATGAGGGGTACTTTTATCCTTTCAAGTTCTGGTTCTGCGAGAACTGGCAGTCTGCGCTTCCTCTGATTGCCCTCCAGTACCACGATGTGGAGTGCCGAATTTATTGGAACTCCAGTCTTCCCACCGATCGCACGATTGAGGCTTGGGCTCGCTACGTGTATCTCGATGCCGATGAGCGTCGGTCAATGGCAGAGAAGTCCATGGAAATGTTGATTCACCAGGTTCAGCGGATTCCCAATCCCGTTTTGAAGACTGCCGATCTCACATTCAACCATCCCGTCAAGTTCTTGGCTTCGACCGCAAACGCTTTCGACACATCCAATGTTGTTATTCTTCAGCTCAACGGCGTGGATGTCGGAGAGAAGAAGCCAGCGATCCCTCACTACAACCAGGTATCTTGTTACTATCATGTTCCATATGGCCCAAGTAGCACGGATCCAGGTGAAGGGTTTGAATCTGTGACGCTTATGATTCCCTTCTGTTTGGACTCATCCAAGCTTCAGCCCACAGGCACCTGCAACTTTTCGCGCATGGACTCTGCCAGGTTGGTATGCAGTTCTGCAATCAATGCCGATATTTATGCGGTCAACTACAATATCCTAAAAGTTCAAAATGGCATGGGTGGACTTCTTTATGCGAACTAAATATCTAAAGTATTATTAGTAATATGTCGGGAGGACTTGCAGAATTGGTGGCGATTGGTGCCCAGGATGCACATATCGTCGGAAATCCCGAAGTAAGCTTTTTTCAATCATCCTACAAACGTCACTCGAACTTTTCCAGTGTGATTGAACGGGAGGTCATTCAAGGCGTTCCTAAAAATAACGGATTCTCGACGATCCGTTTTGAACGCAAGGGCGACCTTCTTTCTTATGTTTACCTTGTGGCTAAAGATGGAGATAGCAATGTTATACAACCCTCATGGTCCAATATTATAGATAAGATCGAACTTTATATTGGCGGGCAAAAAATAGACTCTCAAGATTATAATTTTTCAGCTTACATTTCCACTGAAATTATGGCTAATACACTTTCCAAGAGTATATTTGGCCCTGGTCCAAGTGACAAAGACAATACCAACTTTTTTTACCCTATCAAATTCTGGTTCTCTGAAAACTGGCAGTCGGCACTCCCCTTGATTGCCCTCCAGTACCACGATGTGGAGATGAGAATCTACTGGGGAAATAATATAACAACAGCATCAACGGCTTCAATCGAGGCATGGTCCAGGTATGTTTTTCTGGACGAGCCCGAGCGTCGCATGATGTCTGAGCGACCTATGGATATGCTTGTTCATCAGGTACAGAGCATTCCGACACCGAGTGACAATACGGTCGAACTTACATTCAATCACCCTATTAAGTTTGTTGCTTCCACCGCAAGCGCGTTTGCCGCAGACCAAAAGGTTATTCTTCAGCTTAACGGTACGGATGTGGGTGAAAAGAAGCAGGCATATCCTCACTACACAGCGGTTTCTGCCTATCATCATCAGTCGCAATCTGGGACAGATGCAGCCAACAGTACTACTGGATACTACAGTGTAAGTTTGATGATTCCCTTCTGTCTGGATGCCTCCAAGCTCCAGCCCACTGGAACGTGCAACTTTTCGCGCATGGACTCTGCCAGACTCATCAACAATTCAAGTATCAATGCTCCTATCTATGCGGTCAATTACAACATTCTCAGGGTCCAGAACGGGATGGGTGGGTTGCTTTACGCGAACTAAATATCTAATAAACTAATAGTAATATGTCGTCTGGCGTTACACTTGTTGCTGCGGGTAGGGATAATCCCCTAAACATAGATCCCGACTTTACATTTTTCAGCACTGTCTACAAGCGTCATACGAATTTTTCTAGCGTTATTGATCGGTTAAATATTAACACTAAACCAAGCAATAATGGTAGTTCGACATCTCGTTTTGAGATCAAGGGCGATCTTTTGTCCTATGTATATTTGGTATGCGAGTCACCAGACGAGTTTACGACAAGTCGTGATTGGTCGCAGGTCATCGACAAGGTTGAGTTGTTCATCGGGAATCAGTTGGTGGATACGCAGTACTATGAGTATTCCAAGAAGATTGTCCCTGATGTTCAGGCGTCGAGTTTGTCGCGCAGCGTCAAGGGATCAGACGGGTCTACCTCGAGTTACTTCTACCCCTTCAAGTTCTTCTTCTGTGAGGACTGGGCATCGACGATACCTTTGATTGCCCTAAACTACCACGATGTCGAGGTGGTGATTCATTGGGCCGACGACGTCTATCGTCAACTTGAGGTACAGGCCTACCTCAACCTATTCGCCAACTACTGGAATACATTTTCCAACGTACAGGAAAATGTAGTGCGCATAATCAACGCCACTGCGCTGGTCAATGCATACAGCAACCTAATCACGGGGATAAGCAATCCCAAGGCTGTACCCACGTACGATGAAAATACGGGATTCATCACGTTTGACGGAGAAACAGATATCATTGGGTCTAACGTTGGTTCCACGGCGTTGTACACCTACGCGGAAAACTATGGTCGGACAATTCTGGGATATTCTTTTGATTTGTTCACGCGTTACATCTATATTGACAAGGACGAGCGAAGAATTACAGCGGATCGTTCGGTGGATTATGTCATTACCCAAACACAACGAATACCAGCTTCAAACAAGAAGGAAATTGAACTGCCTCTAAGTCACCCAGTAAGTTTCATAGCGTCCACGGCGAGCAACTTTAATGATACGAACAACATGCTACTGGAAATCAATAGTGAACCTATAGGTGAATCCAAACCAGCCATTCCACATTACAGACATGTGTCAACATATTTCCACAGTCCATATGGATCAAACCAAAATACAAC